GCCGAACGGTGCGACCGTCACCGTGTTGGTTCCGGTGTTCACCGAATCCACCCACAGCAGTTCGTTATCAATCTCAATCAGGCCCCGCCGAACATCCGCGGCGCTACCGACAACGAACGACGTGGCCGACGCGTTGATCCCCGCCGTCAGATAGGTCAGGTTCTCCGACTCCCCACCCATGCCCAGCAGAAGGTCACGAACGTCCTGCACAACATCATTCAACGACCCCATCACACACCTGCCTGAAACGCCGAACCGGTCGCATCGGACACCCTGACGGCGGCCTCAACCTGCGCCATGCGCGTCCCCGCCGGCTGAATCCCCTGACGGCGGGCATCCGCATACGCGTCAAGCTCACGGTCGGCCTTCTTCTCCGCCGTAAGGTCAAACCCCTTAGCGGACGCCGCCCACGCCACACGCACGTTCGCCGCGCGGGCACACTCACCCCACGTCGCGTGATCCCCCGTAGGGCATCCAGTCCTGCACGCCATTACCACGTTCCCCAATCACTCCATGCCGCGATGTCATCCCACGAGAAACCCGAACCGGGTGTGGTGGTGGTTTCCGTGCGCACCGTGTACCCGGCGGCCACCAGTTCGTTCCGCTCCGCAAGGGTCACTTCGTTCTCGTACCCGCCGCGCAACACCCTGGTGCAGCCGTCCAGATAGTTCTGCCGCTTGTTGCGGACCGTGAACCACTGCCCGCCACGCTTCACCACCGTGTTGCCCCGCCGGTTGCGCAACAGTTCGGCGTACGGGTCGCGCGACAGCGGCCCCACCTCACGCACCGGAGACACGAGGATGTAGCGGGTGCGGGTGACCGTGGAACCACCGGTGCCACCGACGGTGCCGGGCGCGAACCACGACGGGAGGTCACCCCATGACAGGAGGTCACCCCATGTTGCGCCGGAATCGGTGTACGTTTCACCGAGGTTGCCGTAGTTTCCGAGGGAACCGTAGTTGCCGAGGTTGCCGTAGGTGCCCATCAGATCGGCACGATTCCGGTGAACTCGCGGGCCGCGTTCGGGTCCACCCGTGTCGGCGGGGCGAACAGGTCGAACAGCACATCATCGATGCGGATGTCCGCGGGCGGGCTGTCCCCGAACACGCTGATCGACAGCCAGTTGGAAAACGTGCCACCAGACCAAGCGGCCGTTGTTGCCGTGGGGGAGGCAAGTTCGTTGGTGCCGTCCGGCAGCGGAAGCGCCGAGCCGGTCCACAGTTCGGCGTAGGACACGGCCTTGGCTGTGGTCACGATCCGCACACGGCACCAGTTGTTCACCGCACCTGCTGTGACAGCCGAAGCCCGCGTAGCGACGCCGTTCACCGGGTCGTACGACTTGACCGTGGCCTGGTAGTTGCCGCCCGCCTGCACCAACTCGACCCAGGAATACTCGCTGGTGGTCGTGTTACCACACACCCCGAGGCTGATGCTCCCCGTCACCGAAGTGGGAATGAACACCAGGAAGTCAAGTTGGTAGATGTTCGCCGCAGGAGCCGCTGGCACGAACACCTGGCACACTTTGAGTTCGGAAGATGTCGCCGTTGTGAGAATGCAACGGGAGCCCTCCCACGCCGAGGTCGTGGTGGACGGCACGTTCCCGCCGAGAGGGAATGCCAGCACCCAATCGCTGGTGAGCGCGCTGGTGCCGTCGCGGTCGATCTCGGCGCCCGCGATGTACGACGACTGTTGCAGCCGCCACCGTTCCTGACCCATGTTCCCCTACCTCTTAGGTGACCACGATGTTGCCGCCGTTGACGGCGGCCGCGATGTCAGCCGCAGTACCACCGCCATGCCCGTTGCCAATGACCCGCCCGCTACTTAGCGCACCGTTCGGGGAGCCGACAGGCGAGGCGGTGAAGATCGGGGACGTGATGCTGGACGTGTTGCCGATGATTGTCCAGTTGGAGATCACCGAACCTGACGGCATGAGCGCGTCGATCGCTAGCGCCCCGGCGCGCACCGAGTTGATCGTGTTGTTCGAGATCACCCACGATTGAGAGGTCATGTTTACCGCTGGGTTCCACCGGATACCGGCGATGGTCGGGTCCTCGAACGAGTTGTCGCTGATGCGGAAGTTGGTGGAGAACGACTTGCCCGACGTGTTCGTTCCCGTCACCTGCTGCGCCATCAGGACAGCGACGCCGCCCTCTTGGAAGTTGTTGCCGCGAATGTCGGTGTCGCCACCGGCCACCCACTTGATCTGCGCGCCACCAACCCCCGCGTACTGCCCATCCTTCGAGTAGGTGCGGCAATCCAGAACATGCCAGTCGCCCAGGTCGGTGTCCGCCGAGTCCAGAAGGAACCCGTCAGCGACAGGAGCGTTCGTCCACACCCGTCGAAAGTGCGCGCCCCAACCGGACACCGTATGAGCGCAGTTGTAGAAGCCCCACAGCTCCAAGTCGTCGTACTCGGCCTTGATGTGCGCGTTCACGCCCAGGTCGTCCTGCCGGATTCCCGCACCCGCCGTGGGGAAGGCGTAGCCGGCCATCCCCGCGAACCACGCATACACCGCAAAGTTGTGGGCAGCGAGTTGCCGAACCTTGACGCGAGCCCCACCGACGCGGAAGAGGTTGTTTGTCAGCGACGGCACCACCAGCCGCGAATACGACGGGTGCAGGCCCTCCACGATCAGGCCAGGGGTGGTCAGCACATGCCCACCCTCGGTGAGATACCACAGGTCACCGGGCGGAAAGACAATCGCCTGTCCGGTGGTGGCCGAGGCGATGAGGGCGTTGATCGCGGCGGTGTTGTCCGTGCCGTACACGGCATTGATGCCGGTGAACGCGCCGGGCGTGGAATCGAGCGTGGCCTGCGTGCCAGACGATACCGCCGTGATGGTGCGCTTGATGACCGAGGACGGCCCGTGCAGCCACACCGTCTTGCCGACATGGGTGCTGTCGAAGTACGGGGCTGAGAAGCCACCCGACGAGGCGGTAGCCGTCATGGTCGTGCCGGAGATGGTGACCGTAGCCTGGCGACCGTCCCGCACCACACCGTTCGCCGTGGCAACCAGAACCGCGCCGCCAATAAGTGACGCGCCACCCGGACCAATCGCATCCGCATACGCCTTCGTCACAGCGTCCGCACCCGACGTGGGCGTAGCCAGCCCCGTAATGCGCTGACCATTCAACCCAACAGGGGCCGTCGGCGCGGCAAGCTGATCCAGCCGGTTCGTGCGCACCGCAGCGTTGAAATCGCTGATCGTGGAAGCCGTCTGCGAACCCGTGTGATTCACACGCTGCACCGCGGCGGCCTGCGCCGAGGCAGCCGAACCCGCAGGGTCATACACCCCGGCATGCGCGTGGGACGTGTCAGACTTGCCCGCCAGAGTCGTGCCAAGGTTGGTGATGTCGCCCTGCGCGTGAGTGTGAGACACCGCCGCCTTAGACGGCAGCGCATCCTCCACAGCCTCCAACCCGACCTCAATGGAGTTCACCACAGTGGTGATCGCCTGAGCCCCGGTATCCGCCGAGTTGCCGTTAGAAAGACGCTGGTAGGCCATCAGGTCACGCCCACTCAACCACGACAGTCAGATCAGAACCGGCAACCGTGGAACCGATCTGATCCACGTCAACCGTCAGATACTCACCATCGGCCCACGTCGTGACCGTCATGCCGGTCGTCTTGTTCGTGTTCCCTGAAATGGCAATCGTTGGACGGTTCGCCTGGGTGCCGAAGATCGTGGTGCCGCCCTTGTTCACGTCCACGATGAGCGTTGCGCCAGTGGGAGCGGTGCCCGCCGAAGCACGCACCGCCCGGATCGTGCGAGTACGTCCCGAATCGTTGTACACGCGGAACGCACCGGTGCGCACAGTCACCGCACCCGAAATACCGAAAACAGCCTGACCGCCGTCCTGCGTGTCCGTGTAACCCTTCGTCGCCGCATCACCCGAAGCAGTAGGCGTCGCCAGGCCAGTGATCTTCTGAGAGTTCAACGCCACCGAAGCCGTCGGCACCGCCAGTTCGTCAAGGCGGATCGCGTCCGAACCACCCGACTTGTGCGACGTTGCGTGCGCCGTCGGCGTGCGCGCATCCGTAAACCGGGCATCGTTGCCCTGCGCGATCGTCCCCGCCGTCGTACCGAACGCGGGCAGCCCGTGCTTGTGATCCGACCGCGATGCCGTAGCCGCCACACCCGGAGACTGGGAATCCCCCACAGCCTGCGTCGAAGCCGAACCCCCATACGACACGCCCGCAGCAGCGGCAGCATCCACATACGTCTTGTTCGCCGCATCCCCACCCGCGACCGGAGCCGGCACCGCAGGCGGTGAGGTGAACGTCTTGACCCCCGCCACCGTCTGATCCGTGGACAGCTTCACCACAGCGTTGTCGTCAGCCTTCGCAGCGACCGACGCCGTGGAAGCCTTCCCCGACACGTTCGTTTCAATGTCCGCGAGGCGTGCCGCCACCGTGGCGAACGCCGCAGACGGGGACGTGCCAAGTTCGGCAGCGATAGCCTCAATCTCGTCGCTGATCCGGCCAACCACCACCGTCGCATCGGTGGACGAACCATCATCGCCAGGGTCGCCGTGCGCAGGCCGCGTCAGCGACGGAATAGAACCGGGGTACGAAGCCATCGGCCTACACGCCTTCCATAAGAGATACTTGTTGACTAATGCCGGCTAGTCACCCCCACCCCCCGCCGGAGTAGTGGCGGGGGGTGAGAGTCACCATCCAACAGACGAATCAGATGGAGGTGCCCGTCTCCACGCGGTACAGCGCTTCCTCGCGGAAACGCGCCCAACCGATCAGGGCCTTCCAGCCGATCGGGCGGAAACGCATCAGCTTGTCGGTCACCGGGCCGATCACGACCTGCGGCTCGTACCCGACAGCCTCAGCAAGAGCCTGCTGGCCCATGATGATCGTGCGGTGATCCTTCGCGGACGCCGCACCATCAGTCGCCACATAGGTGCGGGGCGACTCGATGAAGAACGCACCCTCGTACACGCCGAGGACACCGTTCCAAATGTCCGACGCGCCGGAGTACTCGTGCGGCGACCGCCACGCGGCGTTGCCCGACTCCTTGCGGAGATCGTGCGAAACGTCCGGGTGGATGTAGCAGCCGTACAGGCCGTTCACCAGCGGAAGGGCGTTGTTGCCGCGCAGCTTCGCCACCGTGTAGCGGACGTGCGCCGACGAGAACGTGTCAGCCGAGGTGAGCGTGGTGCCGTTACCCGAGGTGCGGACAGCGCCCGCCGTCGAGAAGATGGCGTTCGAGCCCTGGCGGAGAACGTCACGCACAATCTGGTCAAGCGAGTCGGCCAGGTTGTAGGCAACGATGTTGGCAACAGCCGGGTCCACATCCGACAGGGACGTGAACTGAAGCTTGGCCGTCGGGATGACAGCGTTGCCGTACTCGTTGAGGGTCACGTCCACGTACGACGTGTTCGACAGGGCCACGCTGTCCGGGTCCACGTTCTCGGTGAGAGCCGTGGTCGCGGCAGCGAGGTCAACGTACTTCTGGAACCGCACCGTCGAACCAGGGTTCGACAGGTCCGCCGGCCGCTTCGTCGCTGCCTGCCGGAACATCGGCTGGGAGCGCAGAGCGAACTCAACGTACTTGTCGTACGCGGTGGCAATCAGGTTAGTGATGCCAGTCTGGTTCGAGATGGTGGCGGTACCGGTAAAGGTGTTAGGCACCGGTAGTCACAACCTTTCTCAGAGATGAAGTGATGGTTTGGTGCAACAGGTCAGCGGCCGTAGATGAGGCGGTCCAGTTCCTCCGGGGAGGAAGCGTTCTGGATCGCCGCAAGGGCCTGCGCCTCCGACGTGGCAGGCATCCCACCCGTCGAAGCAGCATTGATCTGCTGCATGGCAGCGACATGCTCCGCCGCCATCCCCACCGTCGGAGGCGTGACGGTGCCGGCCAGGAGGTCACCAGGCTGCACCGTGTCGGTGTCCTGGGAGCTGCTGGGCTGCGGCAGGTTGAACAGGTCCCGGTTCTCAGTGAGCCAGGACTGAACACCGTCAGCGTCCGAAACGTCCGAGGGGATGAACTTGGCGATCGCAGGGTTCGCGCCAATGTTTGTGAGAGCGTCCTTCACCGACCGGTCCCGCTGCGCCTTAGACAGCTCCGCAAGTTGAGCCGCCATCTGCTCGTTCTGCTTCTGAGCCTTCTTCAACGCATCGCGCAGAGCCTTCGGACCTTCGCCCTGGTCACCCAGGTCGTTGTCATCGAAGTCGTCCCACTGGTTGTTGCTCATCGCAACATCTCCCTTTCTGGTTGGTTGGTTCGCTGCCCAACCCGCCCCCCAGGGGGAGGGGGAGGGTGCTGCAACTCCCGGGCTTGGTTACGCACACCGGGGCCGGTCGGTCCGGTGTGGGTCTATGGGCGGCGGTTGCGCCGCATCACACACGCTGCTAGCGTGTTTCGTAAGCCCCGGGGGGTGGTGGAGGGGAAGCCACCTACCCTCGGGGTTCAATCTGTGGAGGCGCCCGGAATCGAACCGGGGTCCAACCCGGAGCCGCATGCGGCCCTACCGGATTGTCGAAACCCTCCGCCCCCGTTACAGGGCCGTGTTGTCCCGCGACAGGCTGCCCCTGCGGGCACCGGACGAACCGGAGAACTCGGCCCGCTCACGCGACGCCAGACGCTTACGCGTCGCAGACGCCTCCTGGCTGGACTCCGCGCCGAACGTTTCAGCCTCAGCCGCCCGAAGGTCGTACCGGCCCTCCGTCGCCCCATACAGGTCCGACAGGCGGGAAGCGTCCGGCATCAACTGCCCAATCTGCTGATACCCCTGGTTCGCCTGCTCCGCAGACACCCCCAGGTCCGCCAGACGGCGGGCCGCATCCTGGCCCACGTTGAACCCGGCACGCGACGCAGCGCCACCAATGTCCGCCGCAGCAAGCTGCTTCTCCAACACCGGCATCGCACGCTTCTCGTCCAGAAAATAGGCGGCCAGTTCGTTCACACCCACCCCGTAGTAGTCGTACAGGGCCTTGCGGGTTTCCTCCGGGGCGTCGAACACGGCACGCTTCGCCGCAGCGACACGCTGCTGCACCTCGTTCGCGGACACATCCCCAGCGATCCAGTTGCGGAAATCGTCCGTCGAGTCGTAGAACCCGGTGGGCATTCCGGCGGCGCGCAACGTTTGCGCGTACTGCCGTTCCATAGCGATGTACTCGGCGGGGGACAGGGTGGACAGGCCGGCCTTCGCGCGGTCCTCGTTCGCCGCGAACCGCTGCTTGTACTCCTTCGTGTCCCTCAGCATGATGTTGATGGTGTCCGCCCCGTACCCCTGGCGGATGTAGTCAGCGATCACCGGCACCAGCGACGACAGGCCGTAGTCGTCAAACACGGCCTTCAACGCAACAAACGCGTCACGCCGCTCACCGCTCATGAAGTCGGCGTACGTCAACTGCGGGGGCTTCAACCCCTCAGCGGCGTTCGCCTTCGCATATGCGGCCTCACCCTGGGTCACTTTGCCGTCGAGGGCGAAAAAGTCCATCCACTCTTGCTGCAAGTTCTCAGCCACGACTCACCCCTGGAAACCGAACGAATCAAGAACCTGCTTCACCGTGCTCATCGTCTGCTCCCGGGCGTTGTTCGTCTGAGCCCAACGCGGGTCCTTACGCAGATCGTTCTCAAACTGCCACAGCGACTTAGACGTAGCCTCACCCGTCTTGGGGTCACGGGCACCGGACAGGGCCGAGCGGATGGTCGGGTCGAACAGGTCGATGTCCTGCGGGTTCAACTCCAACAGTTGCCCCATCGACTGGACGTAGGGTGAGGCAACGTCCGCAACGTTCGCGCCGGCCATGATCTGCTCACGGAACACCGGGAACGCTGATGCGGCAACCTTACGAATGTCCATCGCATAGTCGTCCACCGTGCGGGTGCCGGTGCCGATGGCGCGCACCGCATCCTGATACCAGGCATCCGAGTAGCGCACACCATTCGCATACGCTGTTGCCCGAAGGTTCTGCAAGTTCTCCGCAGCCTGACCCCGGGCGACACCCTTGGACACGCTGATGTACTGGCCGAGGGCGCGGCGCATCTGGTTCTCATCCCACCCGAACCGGTACGCCTGATCGGCCAACTTGCCCAGGTTGGCGGTGTTGATCGACGCACCCATTTCGGTTGCGATGGTGCGCATGGAGTCGTGAATCTGCCCCAACTGGGCGCGGAACGTCTTAGGGTCGGTGAGGCGCAGCGCCTCAGTCTGCCGCCACCGCTCACTGTTGTTGCGGAACCAGTTAGTTGAACGCAGCTTCGCGGCGAACCGGTCCGGTGACCACTGCCCCGCAACGGCCTGCTGGAACAGGCGGCGCAACTCTGCGTTCGAGTTCAAGATCGCTGACGCGTAGCCGTACTGTTCGGCCAGTTCCTCCGACGACAGGCGGTCCTGCTGCGGGGTAGCCATCAGTTACCCACCGGGGAGGACAGGGCACGCATCATGGCCTCCACATACGTTGTCGCCACCTGATACTCGGCCCAGTCGTTCGCGGAGCGGGCGTAGTCGATGCTGTACTGCGCGCGGTCCATGCCACCGGTAGTGGTGGACGACGACGTGACCGTGCGGTTCGGGGTCTGCTGATCCACCGCGACCCCATCCTCGTACGTCGTGGACGTGACACCCCTCTCCGTGGAGCGGGTCACCTGCTGCTCAGGGTTGGCGCGTTCCTCCGAGTTCAGGGCCGCACGGAACGCAGCCAGTTCGGCAGACGTGGGGGCGCGGCCAAGTTCCTTCTCAGCGGCGGCCATCAGGAACGCCCGCGCCTCCTGCACCGACGACAGATCGACGTTGCGCTGGGTGTTCGTTTCGGACCGGGAGTAGGACTTGGAGTAGGTGCCGTTGCGCCGACCGCCCATAGAGCCGTCCGTGGCCTTCATCAACCCGATCGCTTCCATAGGGTTGATGTACGTGCCGTTCGCCGCAGCCTGCGCCGCGAAACTCACCGCCGAGTTCCACGCCTGGAACACGTCCTGCGGGGACTTCACGTTCAGCCCGGCCTGCTCCATCGCATACCGCACGCCGTTGAAGTTGTCGGGGTTGTTCCGGTACTGGTCCCAAAGCCACTGGTTCGCCTGATCGACAGTGACCATCGGCCGGCCCGCGACGGCGCCGCCACCGTTCGGTGCGCCCAGCGCGGCAGCGATGTTGGTCTGGTTCTGCTTCCCGGGCTTGCCGTACCCGTTCGGCCCCCAATAGAGCTGCGGAGCATCCTGCGCACCGCCCGCCTTGTCCCTGGCGGCAGCAGCGTTGGCATCAAACTGGTCAGCCACCGGTCGTCACCTCATCCTCCGCACGACCGAACTCCCCATCAAGGAACTGGTAGTACACCTGCTGAAACCGCGTGTCCTGCCCGAGCAACCCGTTCACGTACGCGAACCACTCCTGCCGCAGCACGTCCCTGCCGCCGGAGCGGAGCGACGCAGCCGACGAACCGTCAGCCGCAAGCGTTTCCAACAGGCCCTTACGGGACGCAAGGTACTGGTCAAGCACCGTGGCCGTGCCAGGGTTCTCCCGCCGCCAACGATCCAACCCGGCGATCTTCGACAAACCGGTGACGTTCCGTTCCCAGCGGGCATCGTCACGCTGCCCGTACTCGCGCGCCCACTCCGGGTACTTAGACTTCAACCCCTCAACGTAGGTGCGCCACGCTTCCTTCAACGTTGGGGCCTGGTTCAGATTGGTGAACCCGTTGGCGTCCATCGCTTGACGCATCGCGTTACGTTGCGCGATGTACTCCGCCCAACCGCGCTGCACCTCAACCGCATCCACACCCGACTTGCCACCCTGCGGGCCACGGAACTCCAACGGAGTCCCGCCCTCATCCTTAGCCGTCGGACCCACCTGCTGCCCATACTGCCAGTTATAGACAGGGCTGCTAAACGAGTACGACCCGTCAGGGTTGTTCACCAGGATGCCAACGAGCGCCGGGTTCTGGTTCGCCACCGTGTCCAGCACGTTCCCACCGTCAGCGTTCTGGTAGTAGCGGATACGCCCGTACACCTTCTTGTCCGCGGCGGCACGCGTGTCGTTCTGCGACACCGAAAACGTGTAGTCGAACCAGTCCGGGTAGTCCCGCAGGAACCGCTCAGACGGGGTGAGCCCATCCACGATGCCCTGCTGGTTGTACTCGTTCGACTTGGCGATGTAGAACTGCACCTCCGGGTCGGCGGTGCGCGACGACATCGGCAGGGTGCCAGCACCGAGGATGCGGAACATGAAATACCCGTTCACGCGATCCTCGACACGCTGCGCCACCGCAGGGTCGTTAGCGAGCTGCGAACGGGGAATGCCCTGCAACTCTGCCTGCCGGTACTCGTACGCCCACATTTCGCCCGTGACCTGTGCCCGGAGCCGGCCGTCCTTGTCGTTTGACTCAAACCACAGGCGGAACGCCGTCGGAAGCGCGTCACGGATCGGGTTGCCGGATGCCTGCGGCTCAGTCACATCACCCGCACGCGGAGACACCAGACCAGCGGCAGCGTTCCAGAACGGACTATCGGGGTTCGCGTTCACATTTATGTTCACCGGAACTGAAATGAACGGACCAAACCCTGGTGCCCAAAACGGGTCCGACTGGATCGCCACGTTGAACGACGACAGCGACGGCATCAACGCATACCCGGGCGGAAGGTTCAACTTCTCCTTCACCGCACCCGGCAGTGGGATCAGCACCCGCCACTTAGACGACAGCGGAATCGCCGGCGTGTCCGACGGAACCTGCACACCGTTCTCGTCATACACGATGCCCGCACGCACCGGTGCGTTCCACAACTGGTTCATCCGCTGCACCGTCTGCGGGTTCTTACGGATGATGCGACCCCACGTCACGATCGTGTTGTTCGTTGCGGCGATGAACGGCGACAGCAACCGGGTCGCTTCGGCAACGTTCGAGTACCGGTCGATCGTGTACAGCGTTTGCTTCAAATCGCGCAGAGCGGCCTTGGATGCCATGCGTTCCATGCCGGTGACAATCTCCGGCGTCAACTCCACACCCTGCTCCAACGCGCGGGCCTTGTACGCTTCGGCGTACTTCGTGTACGAGCGGGCCACGAACGGGTGCCGCAGGAGTGTCGTTTCGGGAACGGACCCGATCCACTTGAACACCCACGAGCGGGCCTTGGATGCCTTCTCCGCGATGGCACCGGAGTCGCTGGTCAGGTTGATGATGTTCTGCCCCAGCACCGGGCCAATCGCATCAGCGTCAAGCAACTCCTGGTACTCCTGCCGCGACAGGCCACCCTCGGAAAGCAACCTCTGGCGCAGCCCCGTCGCGCCCTGCGGCAGAGCAACCGTCGCCGCACCATCCATGCCGGCAGGAACCACCCGGCCAATCTCATCCGGCACAAGCTGGTTCACATACGAGTTCAACGCCGTCACACGCGCATCAACCTCAGCACGGCTCCGCAACCCATACTCGACACGCAGGCCGCGCTGCTCCGGCAACTTCAACCACGCCGCAACAGCCGCCGGGTCGCCAGACTCCATCAGCATCCGTGCCAGCGGATCATTCAGCAAGTGCTGATTCACAATCCGCGTGTACGCATCCCAATACACCTCGGCCTCAACCGGGTCCACCAGTCGGCCCGCGTCATCCAGCGCCGGGGGTGACACGTCAGCCCACCCAGCGCCCGACGTGTCCGCGCCCGTTTCGATACGGCGCTGCATGTCCGTCGTCGGACGACGACCACCCGTCGTGATGAACGACTGCTCCACCGTCCCAGCGGCATCAGCCTCGTCCGCGAGCTGCGCACCCCTGCGCCCGTCGAACGCGCCCTCAAACCCGTCAGGCCCGTCACCACGGCCCATCTGCGCCTTCGGTGCGCGGTCGGCGGCACCGAGTGCCGGGGAATCCACACCCTGCCAGCGGGCACCGATACGGCGCACACCCTGCACACGGTTGGTGACCCAGTGGCCGGTCGCGTCCCAAAATCCGTCGCGCAGCATGGGCCACAGTTCACCGATCGCCCCGAGGCGTGCCCCACCTTCGGCCACGTTGCGGATCGTGTACCCGCCGCGCATGAGTACAAACGGCTTCCAGAACGTGTCCTGCGCCCAGTTCAACGAGTTCACAACCTCGTCAACCAGGGCCATCTGGTCGCTAACCGCCGTGCGCACCCCGCCCCGCACCTGCTGCACCACAGGCAGACGCGGCAGCGTGTCCCGCAGCACGTCAAGATCGATCAGTGGAACACCGTCGCGCAACTGGGACAGCATTTGCGCATCGTGGACGATCGTCCCATCCGGGGCCTTCAAGTAGCCGTTCCGCATCGCCTCATCCGCACCGTCATCAACGATGCCGATAAGGCGAGCCGTAATCAGGTCCGCGGCCTCACCAGAAACGCCTGACGCCTCCACGGTGTTACGGACAGCGTTATAGCGAATCTCCTTCGCCACCGCCACACGTTCCTCGCGCGTGGTGGCCTGCCCCCAGCGGTTCAGCAAATCCTCACGCGCACCCGGCGTCAGGTTCTTAGCCTGATACAGATAGGACTGGATTTCGGTGTAGGCGTCGGTAGTGATGCCGGCGGTGGGGATCGCACCCATCGGGCGGGTCTGCGCGGCCCACGCAACCACCTTGATCGGACGGCCACCAGGCACCGGCTCAAACGTGCGCATGTCCAGATCGCCCGCACGCACAGCGCCGCGCCCTCGGTACGCCTCCAACGTGGCGGACCGTGACCACGTGTCGCGGCCAACAAACACGTTCTGCACGCCGTCCTCGCCACCACGACCAACCGCAGCACGCAGATACTTGTCCCGCTGCAACGCCCACTCGTAGTAACCGTCCGGCACGGCCTCCGGCCAAACGCCGCCGTTATCCACCGTGTCCAGATAATCCGCCATCCCCACGGACTGTTCCCGCAACGACTGGCGCGCAGCATCATCACCCAGGCCCGCCCGCACCACCAGGCGAATGTCATCCGCAGCCGACGACGACCCCATCGGAATCGTGTCAGCGACCGGCGTCAACGGGTTCTGGCCCCGGCTCGTCTTAGCCAGCCAAATCACCCGACCCGCCGTGTCAGGGTCGGACGAGTTCTTTACCAGCGGGTCGTTCATCACCTGCGCCAGCGTCCGATACCCGTCCAGACGCTCAACCACCGCATTAGCCGCGGTAGCCTGATCGGCCATTTCGGCGGCCAGCTTCGGTGCCCTCGCAGCCGTCGCCGGCCTGGTGCCGATCGCCTTCGTCGCAGCCGACGCGCCCTTACCCGCGATCACGGTGGGGTCTAGGAAGAAGTTGAACGCAAAGTCCGAACCACCCGAAACAAGATTCGCGGCCTCGTTGCCCTCAAACCTCTGCCCCGTGGTGCGGTTCTCAACCCACCGGTTCACCTGAGCGCGGGGCGAGTTCTCCCCCTGGTCGCCCATCTTCCCCAGCAGACCATCGTTGAACCCGGCAACGATCGCCTGCCCCGGCGACGCATACTCCGAGGCGTTCCACGCGGCACGCACGTCCGCCGAAGCGCCCGTAGCGTCCTTGTTATCGACCAGGAACAGGCTTGTCGTCAGTGGGCGGGACACCCCATACGTCCACGCCGTGCGCGCGGCCTCACCAAACTTCACCGCCGGATTCACACCAGCATCCGGGTACGCAATCGTCTGCGGCCCCGCCGTAGCAAGACCCTGCACCGGCCGGGGTGCGTTCGCCGCCTGCGCACGCGCAGCGGCCTGATCGTCACGCACCGCACCCGTCGGATCGTTCAACGCCGACAGACCGGAACCGACACCCGAGAACGCCATACCCGCGTACCGCTGCAAGTCCAGCAGCGCACCACCGGCAGCGTTAGGGTTCCAATCGAACCCGAACCCCTGCGCCTTGATCTTGTCCCACAGGCCCATCAGTCAGACCCCAGCATCGACGCCAGGTGCAGGTGCTCATCATCCGACATCGGCATCTGCGCCAAATCCCATGCGACAGCCACGCTCGGCAGCCCAACGGCCTCCGTGTACAGAGCGAACCTGTCGAAAAAGTCCACGAGACTCAGCCAAGCCCCTTCAAGTAGTTCACAATGTTCCGCAGCGTTTCCGACGAATCCGCCGCCTGCGCCCTGCGCTCCATCATCGGCAGATACGGCAGCAGATTCCGCGCCTCATCCAATGCCTGCGTCTGCGGATCGGCAGGCCCCGGGCCGGGGCCGAACGGGGCGCCCGCCGTGATCGGCTCATCAGGGTTCTGCGTCGGCGCACCCATCGGAACCACCCCCTGCCCCGCAGGGGCGGGCACAGGCCCACCCGCGGCCGGGGCAGGGGTGGCAGCCATCTGAGCGCCCTGCTGAATCTGCCGCATGTCCGTCGCATCCCCATACGACTGTGCGGGCATTTCCCGCACAGCCTGACCAGGGCCACCATCGGTGCGCTGCGACATCGCCCCAGGGCCGGAAACCGGCGCAGGGTTCGAGGGAGCCTGATAGCCGCCCTTACCCGCCATTACCGTCCTCCAACACTGGGAGTGTTTCCAGTTCGATACTGGTCTGCTCGTGGAACATCACACGCGACGCGGCACGATTCGACGCACCCACCAGGGTGAACGTCACATCATCGAAAAAGTCACCCGCCGCATCCGCAACCCCGGAACAGAACTTGGCCGCCGCGACAGCGATGGCCCACCCGTTGAACGGGAACTCCGGGTACACGGTTTCCGTTTCAATCTCGTAGCCGTCCTCGTCCTCATCCATGACGGGCTACCAGAGATCAGCCGAGGCGCTTACGGTTCGGCTGCACAGCCGGCTTCACCCGGTTTGCCAGGGCGTTGTACCACTTCGCCTTCGACGCGGCGTCGGCGCGGGGAGTGCTCGGGTCCTGCACCGCGCGCACCGCGCGCTCCATCGCGTTGCCACGGTCAGGGTGCTTGGAGTAGTTGATACCCACGATCCGCCCCATTCTCAGCGCGCGGCGCGCTTGTCGTTGTTGCCGGTTCCGCCGGGCTGCTCGCCCCACTTGACCTCAGCACCCTGCGAACCGGTGTCCGTCGGGGTGCCGGCCTTGATGTTCTCGAACACGTTGACGGGGGCCGCCGTGCCCTGCCCACCGTTGCTCTTGACAGTCGCCATCCCTGGCTACCTTCCTACTCGTGAACAGGTCACGCCGGGATTCGGCGCACCACATTGGCCGACAGGTTCGGCCGACCAGAACTCGTGATCCCCGCAAGGAGCTGCTGCAACGACGGCCGCCCACCCGGGGCCATACCCGCCTGGCCCGGTGCCACACCAACGGGTAGGCCGGATTCCTGCATCCCCGGCGGGGAACCGGCGGGTGCCCCCGCCCCCGCCGCCTGGTCGGCCGCGACTCCCTCGGGTGTCTGCGGAACACCGCCGGCAGCGGCAGGCGGGGGTGCTTCGGGGGCGAACGCGTCAGCGATCGCCTTCTCAATCGGGGTGCCCTTCTTACGGGCATCGATCACGTCCGCGAGGCGGGTGACGATCTGTGTGGGGTCCTGGCCCTGCGCCGCCAGCGCCGGGAGTGCCTGCACGTATGCGGCGATCGACTGGAACCCCGCTTCACGCAGCCGCTCCACGTCAATCTGATCTTCCTCAGCCTTCACGTTCATCGCGTTCGGAAGGTTCCGGCGAACAAACGACTTAGACACAAGGTCGGCGCCGAGGGCTTGCAGCGACCAAATCAGTGCCCGGTTCGGGTCCAGACCGGCCATCAGACCATAGGTGACCTCGCACCCGGTTTCGGTACCGATGTCGCGGCCCGGAACGTAGGTGATCGTGACAGGGTTGCCGCCCGTGTTCGCGGTGATCGTCTTACGATCCTCACCGAACAGCAGCACGTCCAGCTCGAAACACAGGCCGATCACCTCGGACAGCGTGTCCGAAAGAATGTCCTGCGCCGTCTTGATCTGCGTATCAAACCCACCCATCAAAGCCTGCACACCGCGGCCGGTGACAATGCTCGCGTCAATGTTGCCGGAGCGCCCCTCCGGGTAGCGGGCACCCACCCGCATTTCCTGCTCCAACGTTTGCGCCTCAGCAAACGCCGACGACGGCATTTCAATCCCCGCACGGCGAACGCCCTGCGGCTCACGCGTACGAATCACGCTATCGCCACCCAGGGCAATCGTTTCCACATCCTGCGGCACCACCAGCGGTGCTTCCACAGCCTTCTGCGCTGCTTCCAGTTGCAGCAGAGCAAACTTTGCCCGCGCAATCTGCACCCACAGCACGTCATCGAACTGGCCCCGGTGGTCACCATCGAACGACGGCTTCACCGCCACCACCACAGGGCACTTACCCAGCGGGTTCGGCACCGAACGCAGAATCAGATTCGACCGCTCCGGCACGAACAGAATCTCCCGCTCCGCATCCACCCAGCGCACAATCTCCAACATCGTGTCCGCCGGGGCCTGAGCCGGCGAACCACCCTGCCAACCCTTCGGCCGCAACTTGTCCGCATACTCCGGGAACAGGGCGCACAGTTCCGAAAGGGGCTTCAACATTCGGCGGGCGAACGCCGTGCACTCGCCCCACCGGTTGAACTCCGGGTACGACCCCATCGGGTCCTCAACCGTGATATGCGGCCTGCGCCCATCCATGTCCGGTTCCACCCGGAACGGCAGAAACCCGTACGTCACATACTGGTCCGTCCCCGGATACATTTGCCGCTGCAACTTCGACTGAG